GTGTTACTCGTGATTTTTATGACATTGTAGTTAGGTTGAGTCGAGCTTTACCACACAATGCGGTCGTTAAACTTATTGACAAGCTAGGAGCATTCCCGACAGGAGAACATTCATTCAATAAGGGCGACCAAGAGGCAAACTATTTAAGGATCTATGACTCAGATTACTATATAAAAGTCGAGAGTAATTGGTTTAAGGAACAAAACAAACTTATCCCTATAAGAAACGCAGCAACTATTGTAAATGTACCTATTGAATATTTAGAATATGCTGACAGCAACGGTAATGATATTGAGGGAAGTTGGAGCGAAAGTCCGACATATATATTTGACGGAGGAGGTAAATAATGGCAGAAAAAATACCAATAAGAGTGCAACACAAAAGAATGAGTGTGAGTGATTGGGAGTTTAGCGAACTGATTTTGTTAGACGGAGAGATTGGGATTGAGACCGAAACTGGAAAAGCTAAGGTTGGTAATGGTCGTGATAGATTCTCCGATTTAAAATACCTAGCTGGAATTAAAGGAGACCAGGGAATACAAGGTATTCAAGGACCACCAGGAAGAGACGGTGTTGTAACATTCCAATCATTAACAGAACAGGAAAGGGCGTCGATTAAAGGCGACAACGGAAAAGACGGAATAGTTGGTAATTATAATTTAATAGTTGATTCAACTTTCCCACACACAAACATAAGAACGTCAGGCAACCCGTCATTAGCGATTGTTAGCGGTGATTACAACGGACATAACGCACTTGATATTAGAAAAAATGGTGCGACATCTAACACTTGGGCGGGTGTTCAGATTGATACTAATCAGACTAGTTTCAAGCAAGGCGATAAACTTGTATTAAAACTACCTATATATATATTTAGTGACACAACCTTAGATAGTGGTTTATATCTGGCACTTAAGAAACATAGTGCTAATAAGACGGTCAAGGCGATTAACTTGAGTAATTTACCTCGTAATCAATGGACTGTTTATGAAGAAAAATTCACGATTTCGGAGAATATCGACTTCGGAACTGAAACAAACTGGTTTTTCCTATATTTTGTTAAAAACGGTCACGTTAAGATAGCTGAGCCTTACATAAGTTTCGGCGACGAGATTCCAAATAAATGGCAACCGAGTATTGATGACTTGAGAGGTAATACGATTACTAACCAACAGAACGGTCAGTCGTTAAAATATTGGTGTGGAACTGAGCAACAATATAACACACTAGCTGTTAAAGATCCTAACACGATTTACGACATTGTGAAGTAGGTGAACTTATGGAACGAGTAAAATTATTAGTCGGAAATAAGGAAGTCGAAAAACGATATGTAGGAAATAAGTTAGTATGGCAAAAAGGTTTACTTAAATATCTTGAAGGCTGCTATGTGGAAATTAAACAAGATAAATTAATATTAGTTGCTAATGACAATAGATTTACTAACACATCTTTAATAAGACGTGTGACGTTTAATGATGAAGAGTTAGACGGACTTACAAGTATTACATTTGAGAATTATAAGTATAACATCACACTAAGCAATCAAGCTTCTTTTATTAATAAGATGAAATGGGAAGATTTAACAAATAAAACTAATGTTACTGTTAAGTTTTTTGAAAGGTAGGTGATTAAATGGATATAGAGACTAATGGCGGTAAACGGGCTGCTGATTTTAGAAATAGTAAATATCAACACACTTTTATACCTACAAAACCCGACGAGAAAATAAAACTTTATCACATGGGGTGCGTAGGAGAAACTCAAATCACTCACCTACAAATCGAAAAAGGTAACGACGCTACAGCGTTTGAAGTTCCAATCAAACAACCTAACGCATTAACTGGAGTATTTAAAGAAATACGAGACCTTGATTTACAGATGAGAGACAGTAAAAGTGAGTTTTGGGCGAAAGTAAGGTTAAACAATAAAGGAATGTTAACTGAATTTGCTAACAAGGAATTAAAGACATTGTTAACTAGCACAGCTGACGGAGTGAGCGCACAGGTAAAAAAAGATATTGATAAAGCAAAAAGCGAATTTAACGTTAGGATTAACGAGATAAACGCTTCTGTCGGTAATTCTTTAAAGAAATCTGATATCACAATTTCAGAAGACGGTATCGCTCTAGGTAGTGGAACAACTATTGACGGTAATACTATATCAAGTATGTTAGTTGCGAAACCAGAAGGAATTAAAGCAATCACAAATAAAATGATGATTGGTCCAGCATATGATAACTTAGTTTATTTAGACAAAAGAAGAAGCTTTGAATTTAACGAAGAGTATATTGATATAACAGATGAGATTGACAATGATGTATTGCTGAAAAGTGATAGATTTCAGTTGTCATTTGACGCTAACTACGACGGAGAATTACCGTTTACATTTGAGTTGATAATGTCAGTTTCGTCAATGAATTTTCGAGGAAAAATATACGCCTTTCCATTAATTTCAAGAGGCTCACTAGCTAGAGACCGTGGTAAAGTTGACATAACGCTTGACATAGATAGATTATTCGAAGATTTTGAAGGAATTAAAGATTATCAATTTAGATTAAGACAAGCTAGTAAAACTAACAATATCAATATGCAGATAAACAATCTAAAATTGTTCAAGAAAAAAGACGCAACATTAATTGTAGACGGATCAATTAAAGGTAGACAGATTGCCGGAGAAACAATCACAGGTGGACATATTAAAGCAGGGACAATAGAGTCTGTGAATATTAACACAGAAGCAATTAAGGCACAGCATTTAAAAGTAGACCAAGCAATGATTAACAAATTGTTAGTTAATGATATGTTAGTTACTAATCTGTTTGCTAAAGAAGCGTTTATTAGAAACTTAAAGTCGGTTAAGATAAGTGCTTCACAACTAGAAGCTGATTTCTTACGAGCTTATAAAGGATATATTGGTGGTTTCCAAGTTGGTCGTCATGAAAAAGGCGGTGCGTGGTTAACTGGTGAAAATCAATTCTACGTTGGAATGTCAAACGGTAGCGGTGACTGGGGTCAAACAGCACTCTGGGTTAACTGGGGAACACGCTGGGATAAGGTTGGTGACCATGCGTGGTATGTTAAAGAGACAGGAGAAATGTATTGTAAGAACGTAGCAAGGTTTTCTAGCTCGCCCGAAATCTATGCCGACTTGTGGGTGTCAGGAGATATTAAATATAGTACTAAGGCGGGTACAGGACATTGGATATCAAGCCCACAGTATAAGAAGATAGAACAAAAAGGCGGTTTTGCTTATATCTATTACAGTTCATATGGTTACGACTGGTGGGAGTTAAATAAAGAAATCTCTGACCGACGTTACAAAAGAGATATTAAAGAAAGTAAAGTCAACGCCTTAGAAGTCCTTAGCAAGCTAAAGACTTACAGTTTTACTAAAGAATACGACGGTCAGGTTAAAGATATTGACTGTGGTATCATGGCTCAAGATGTAGAGCAATATGTAAACCCTGCGTTTAAACAGTTACCAGATGACATTAAATCGTATAGTGCGTTTGAAATGATCCCTTACTTGATTAAAGGTATTCAAGAATTAACAAAAGAAATCGAGGTATTAAAAAATGGAAAATAATCAATTACAACCAATTCACTTAATAGCACAGGAGCTATCAGAAAAAACTATTGAATTAGCTAACTACAAGATAGCATATGATAATTTAAGTACTGAACACAAGAAAATTCAAGACTTAATTAATAATAACGAAGAGCTTAAGGAGTTAGTAGAAAAATTAAGTAATAAAGGAGAGTAGTATGGCATTAGAAATTACAAATAGAAACGCAATACCTACTGTCGGTGGATACAGTTCAGTAAACATTACATTTACACTTAGAAATGGAACTGTATATTTAAACGGTGGTGTAGATTTACCTGGTAAATTTGCAACAGCTAGTGATAGTGAGATCCTTGAAGAGATTAGAAAGCAACTAGCACAACAAATGTTTACGGGAGAAACAACACCAGCGTTAGTAAGTGAGTATGCTAACTTAAAAGAAGAGGTCACAGTTTTAGCAAATAACAAGACAGAGCCAAACGACAGAGTTAAAGCATTGCGTAAATTAGTAGGAAAAGTTAACAAAGGTAACGACAAGTTAATAATGACGCTACTATTAAATGTGTTAGACGCTAAGATTATAAATGACAACAAAAATACTATAATTAGTGCGTTTGACAGTTATGAAATCGGCGTTGAATACTCTGTTGGTGACAAGATTAAATACGAAGGTAAGTTATACGAAATAGTCGAGGATCACACTTCTGTTGATGTGTGGAAACCAGATGTAGAAACTAGTAAGTATAAGGAAATCATACTAACTAGAGAAGAGACGGCAGGAAAAGACGACATAGAAGATGAGAAAAATAGATATGTAACAAAAGCACAGTTAGACGAAGGAATGGCAAGTGTAATTAACACAATTGTCGGAATGCTAGAGGAGGGCAACGAAAATGATGAACATAATGGAGACGCTGAAAGTAACGAAAGGAGTTCTGAAAGTGATTAGACCAAGTAGATTAAGATTTAAAAAAGGTGATTATTTAGTTCAATTATATGTTCGACAATTAATCACAAAAGTAAAAACTATTAATGAAGTACCAAATTTAGGGAATTTAAGAGAAGTTGTTCAATCGGAAGTGGACCGCATTGAAAAAGAATACGAGGAAAGAGAAAAATAATCAATGAGTGACGGATTAATACTAGGACTTAGCACGGGAGTAGCAATGCCGTTGTTGACAATGATTGTCAAGTGGTATAACAAGAAAGACGAACAAAGTCTGAATGAGATTAATGACACTTTGAAAGAGATTAAGGAATTAGCAAGAAAAACAGCTGACGGAACAAAAACAATCAGCCGTTATAGATTGCTAAAAGATATGAGCAGGATAATTAATCGTGGTTGGATCAGTACAAAAGAACTAGAAGAAACTACAATATTGTATCACTCATATAAAGAGTTAGGAGGTAATAGCACAGTATCGGAGATATACGACCTGTGTAAAAAACTACCAGTAAAAAACGGAGGTGCTGACATATATGATAGATAAAAAAATACAGTTACAATTTAACAGCACAGTTAATAAAAGAGTTAGAGTTCGTAGTAATTGCGAACTCTATTCTCATGATAAAAATAACAACGAGTTTGAATTGACAATTAGTAATTACACCTTAACTAACGAAGAAATAACAATACTGTTCAAGTTTGTAAAGAGCGTTAAGTATTGGGAAACTCAAGGAAAAATTGAAGACAACAAGATTAAGTTTAAGTTTGACACTAGCTTAATTACAGACAATGAGCGTGTTAATTGCTACATCATTCTTAAAAACGAAGAAAAAGAAAGCGATATTTACTCATTTAGCTTTGATGTGAAAATGTCAGAGTACGACTTAAAAGACAGCTTACCTATTAAAGAGCGATACTTTGCAAATAGTGTAGTAGTTGACAAATTAGACGTACTAACAAAAGAAGTACTAGCAGAGGAATTAGAAAAGGCTAAAACTACATTTGCATTAAAAACAGACTTATCAGAGTTTGTAAGAAC